AGTGGGCATGCGGACGGCCCTCGCTGCTACTCGGGGTACGGGAAGGGGGCGCCTCCGTAGAGACGGCCCCGCTAATCCGCTCCGCATTCACCCCGGAATGATCACCTAGATACGCCACCTACCCTCCCGTGCAGACCGCACCGAGGAGGAACCCCATGGCCTGGTGGAGCGCCTTCACACGCCGAGGCGTACCCACACCCACGCCCACCCCCGCACCCGACCAACCCAACACCCTCACCGCCGCCGCAGCCCCCGTCTCCAGCCCCCGCACCGGCCTCATCCGCAACACCGAAGGCTGGCAAGAAGAAGCCTGGGCCTACCACGACACACTCGGCGAATTCCGGTACGCCACCGACTGGGAAGCCAAACGCCTCTCCCGCGTCCGCCTCTACGCCGCCAAACTCGAACCCGGCGCCGACGAACCCGTACGCGCCAAAGCCGGAATGGCCGTCGACCTCCTCACCGCGTTCGCCGGAGGCCCCGGCGGACAAGCCCAGATCATGGGCGGCCTCGCCACCCAACTCAGGGTCCCCGGCGAGGGCTACCTCATCGTCGAAAACGTCAGCGGCATCGAGCAGTGGTCGGTCCGCTCCATCGACGAAGTCCGTGCCGCGCGCGAGCGGTATGAGGTCATCGACGAGAACAGTCCCCGGTCCGGCAACAACTGGCGCCCCCTCGCCCCCGACTCAATGGCGCCCATCCGGGTGTGGCGGCCGAACAAGCGCTGGCACCACCTCGCCGACAGCCCCACCCGCGCCGCCCGCGCCACCATGCGCGAGCTGGAGTTGGTCAACCGGCACATCGTTGCTCAGTACCTGTCGAGGCTTGCCTCTGCTGGCGTCGTGCTGATCCCGAGCGAGGTCAACTTCCCCGAGAAGGAGGAGTTCGCGGACGCGCCGGACCCGTTCGTCGCCGAATGGATCGAGATCGCGGCAGAGGCGATCCGAACCCCGGGCACGGCCAGCGCCGTAATCCCCATGCCGATCAAAGTTCCGTTCGAGTACGTCGACAAGATCAAGCACGTCGACTTCACCCTGAAGATCGACGAGAAGATCATCGAGAAGCGGGACTCGGCGATCAGGCGGCTCGCCTCCCAGCTCAACGTGCCTTCCGAAGTACTCCTCGGCATGGGCGATTTGAACCATTGGAACGCCTGGCTCAGCGACGAGACCTCCCTGAAAGTGGACGTCGCCCCAGACGCGGAACTCATCTGCCAGGCCATCACCACCGGCTACCTCCAGCCCCGCCTGAAAGCCAGCCACGTCGAAGACTGGGCGAACTGGGTCACCTGGTACGACATGTCAGAACTCACCCTCCGCCCCGACCGATCCGACGACGCCATCGCCCTGTACGACCGCCTGGAACTCAACGGCGCAGCCCTCCGCCGCGAAACCGGATTCAACGAAACAGACAAGCCGACCGACGAGGAACTCAAAGAGCAGGCCCTCAAGGTCATCATCCACACGCTGCCGTCCGGCGCTGGTAGCGCGCTCACCGAACTCATCGGCGAACAGGTCACCATCGCCGCGACCGCACCCATCGCCCCCGGCGAACAACCCGAGCCGGAGCCCCCGCCAGAAGACCGCACACCACCCAACCCCGACACGACACGGGAAGCAGCAGCAGCAGCCCGATCGGACCGGATGCGGCAGCAGGCACAAGCCCTGCACGCCCTGCGCTTCACAACGGGCCGCTCACCAGAGTTGATGCACCCCGCGCTGTGCACACAGCACGCCTACTCCTGCCCGTTCACACACGCCGCGGTGAAGCTGGACGGCCTGCCACGGCCGGGGACGTCGGGCACGTATGAGGCGCGCCTCGACGCGTTCGGCCGGCTGTCGATCGGCAGGCTTTCCCCGCATCTGGATACGAGCGGGTTCCTGACCACTCTCTCTCCTCGGAGTAGTAATGGATTCGCTCGCAGCCGCGGCTGATGGCTCGCACATGTCGGGCGCGATGATCGCTTTGATGCCGACCGTGGAGGATGCGGCCCGGTTGGCGATCGAGGGCGGCGAGGTCGCCGAGCAGCTGCATTTGACGCTGTACTTCCTCGGCGACGACGGCACTGCGTGGACCGATGACCAGCGCAAGGAATTGGAAGGCATCGTTCGGGAACGGGTTGCTCTGTTCCCCCCGGTTGCCGCCCGCGTCTTCGGCGCGGCGCACTGGAATGGCGACGGGGACGATCCGGCCTGGGTCTGGTCCGTTGGGGACGGAGTTCCTGGGGAGGGTTTTCCGCTGGCGGCGGTGCACGAAGAAGTCGCGGATGCTGTGTTCGATGGGGCGCCGATCGGAGTAAAAATCCCAGCGCAGCACACGCCCTGGCAGCCGCATATTTGCGCCGCGTACTCCGACGAGCTGGACCTGATCATCGCGTTGGAGGAGCGCCTCGGTCCGGTCGCGTTCGACCGCATTCGGGTGGCGTTCGCCGGAGAGCACACCGACATCCCCCTCGGCGGCAGCATGACGGCTGCGGCCGGTCCGTTGCGTCGTCAGCCCACCGATTTGGAGCTCGCCTCCCGCGTCGACTTCGCCGAGATGGACAAGGCATGGCGCGACGCCGTCAACGCCACCATCGACGCCTGGGCCGACATCCAGACCGTCCAGCGCGAGCAGATCACCGCCGCCGTACAAGCCGCAGCCGAGGCCGACGACCTCGACCGTCTCGACACTTTCACCCCGGACACCGGCGACGCCGAACGCCTGCTGATCGCCCGGATGATCGCCTACGCGCGGGAGGCCGGAGAGCAGCAGCAGGCCGAGGCCGAAGCCCAGGGCGTCAGCGTGCCCGATTGGTCGCTGGACGACGAAGCCCTGACGGCGGCTGCGATCCGGGACCGGCTGCGGCAGATCGGCCGGACCGCCGCGCGGGTGCTCGGGGTGGGGCTGGTGCAGTCCGCGGTGCGGCAGGCGATGCGCGTGTGGGGATCCGGTACGGCCGCGCAGGTCGCTGCTCAGGTTGATGAGCATTTGGCCGGGCTGTCGGGTGCGCAGGTGGAGGAGCAGGTGGGTGCGGCGATGACGTCCGCGCAGAACGAGGGCCGCATGGCCGTCCTCGCGGTCGCACCGCCCGCCACGTACACAGCTTCGGAAATCTTGGACAAATCGTCATGTAAACCCTGCCGGGACATCGACGGCACCAAGTACGCCGACCTCACCGCGGCCCGCGTCGCGTACCCGACAGGCGGCTACACCGGCTGTCTCGGCGGTCCGCGCTGTAGGGGAACGCTCGTCACGGTGTGGCCCCAGAGCAGCGAGCAGGCAGCAGCCGGAATGATCTTGGCGGCGAGTGCCAACACAATGCCGCAGACCAACGAGCAGGGAGGCACCGTGCCGTACAGCATCGTGCAGGACCACCCGGACTGCGGTGCCGATACGCCGTGGGCCGTCACCAAAGACGCCGACAACGAACTCATGGGCTGCCACGACAGCGAAGCCGCCGCCGAAGAGCAGCGCGCCGCCCTGTACGCCGAAGAGGGCGACATGCCCGACGACATGGCGAAGAAACCCGAAGACGAGAACATGGACTACGCCGGCCAGACCGCACCCTGGCGTGGCCCCCTCGCCGTCGAAGGACAGGTCACCGGCGACGGCCGCGAGTTCGCCCCGGACGCGCTCACCTGGGCCGAACTGCCCGTGCCGCTCCGCTGGAACAAAGAGGACTCCCACGGCGGAGAAGCCCGCACGATCGCGGTCAACGTGGGCCGCATCGACAAGATCTGGCGCGACGGCAGTCTCATCATGGGCGAGGGCGTCCTCGACCTCTCCGACGACGACGGCCGCCGCGTCCACGCCAAGATCGAAGGCAAGTTCCTGCGCGGCGTGTCCATCGATGCCGACTCCATCGCTGACGCCGACGTCGAGCTCGTGTGGCCCGACGACGTCAACGCCGGGACGGAGGAAGCCGACGAGGGCGACCTGTTCGAGATGCTCTTCGCGCAGCCCGAGAAGATGATTTTCCACGGCGGACGCATCCGCGCCGCCACGTTGGTCGACATCCCCGCGTTCGCCGAGGCGTACATCGCCCTCCTCGACGAGGCCGGCGCTGTCGTGGCCGGCGGCCAGCCCGTCGGCGAGGCTGTCGTGCAGGCGGCACAGGAAGACGCTCGGAAGGCGAAGGAGTCCACGCGTCCGCTGCGGGTTGTCACGGCAGGTGCTGCCGCCCACCCGGCGATGGGCGACCTGTGGAAGCCGCCCGCCGAGTGGTTCAACAACCCGGCACTTCCCTTCTACTGCGGCATCGTCGTCACCGACCAGGGCCGCATCTACGGACACGCCGCACCGTTCGGGTCGTGCCACATCGGGATCGACGGTGAGTGCGTCACGGTGCCCCGAGAGAACGAGCACTCGCACTACATGACCGGTGAGACCGTCTGCGACAACGGGACGCGGGTGCCGATCGGCCAGATCACCGTCGGCACCGGGCACGCCCCCCTGCACTACGGGGCGCAGGCGGCGGCGGAGCACTACGACAACACCGGTTCTGCGGTCGCCGATGTGGCGGTGGGCAACGACAAGCACGGCATCTGGGTGGCGGGTGCGATCCGTCCGAACGCCGATCCGTTGAGCGTGTACGAACTGCGGGCGTCGGGCCGGGTGTCGGGTGACTGGCGTCGTATCGGCGGCCAGTTGCGGATGGTGGGTCTGCTGGGTGTCAATGTCGCCGGGTTCCTGGAGGAGGCGAAGATGCGGACGCTGGTCTCTGCCGGGCAGCCGCAGGCCCTTGTTGCGGCTGGTGTTCCGAGGCAGCAGTGG